TTCTACCCCATTAGATTACAAAAATGCACAGTGTAAGATCGATTTTGACAAGTTTGGTTACAGTAAGATGGACCGTTTGCTTGCAAAATATGGGTATAACAACTGGAAACATTTCGTCAAAGAAGTAGATAACTTCAATCATCGTGTTGTCAAAATCACTAAAGTTGCAAACAGAGACACAGGTACTATCACTATCGATGGTTATCACAAGTGGCATGACTATCATACTTTTGCTATTGAATCAGGCATCTTCGTCAAAAACTCAATGAACGAAGACTACTTCTTCCCAGTCACCGCAGACGGACGCGGCTCTAGTGTAGAAGTCATGCCTGGCGGTCAAAATCTGGGCGAAATCGATGATCTTCGATATTTCAATAATCGCCTGGCCCGCGGCCTGCGCGTTCCTAGCTCATATTTGCCTACTGGTCCAGATGATAGTGATCGTACTTTAAGTGATGGCAGAGTTGGAACAGCCTTGATTCAAGAATATCGCTTCAATCAATACTGTGAAAGATTACAGAATTACATGGCAATGAGGCTTGATGAAGAATTCAAGCTATTTTTACGCTGGAGAGGATTCAATATTGATAGCGGATTGTTTGCCATATCATTTAATCCACCTCAGAATTTTGCAGCTTATCGTCAAAGTGAACTCGACACCACCAGAGTACAGACATATACCACAATGGAATCTCTGCCTTATATAAGCAAGCGATTTGCTTTACAACGTTTCTTAGGTCTATCTGAAGAAGAAATTGCCAAGAATGAGAGAATGTGGAACGAAGAAAACAAGAAAGACCAGGTTGAAGAACCAAAAGGCAGCGATCTTCGTAGTATTGGAGTCAGTCCTGGCGATATTCAAGCTGATACTGAGTTAGGTCAAGAACTGCAAGCTGAACCAGGTACCGAAGCAGAATTAGGTCCCGAAGTAGTAGGCCCAGTTAGTGCAGAAACTCCTGGCGGTACACCACCTCCAGGCGGTGCAGCTCCAGGAGCGGGTGCGGCCGCCCCTTCGGCAACACCAGGTTCTCCGCCAGTATAAGATAAATACTTTCATGTTTTTATCAGAAATGTTTAATCCACCTGTTGCTGGTTATCAAGATGTTAACGATGATAACAGTAAACCTACGTGGAGAACCAGTAGAAAAACCAAATTGACTCTAGCTCAAATCAGAAAGCTACGTCGTATGATGGACGTTCGTCGCTATGAACGCAGCCAGCATTTGACAAAAGTCCGAGATCAATACGGCGCAAATAAGCAACAAGCAGCCGGCGGACTTGGCATTTAGTGCAAAAATCTCTCAAATCGCAAAAAAATAGCACTTATTGAGCTATTTTCAGAGATACTCAATAAATATCTCTACACAAAGCCATTTACCAAGGAGATTTACAAATGGATCAAAAGAAATTTGAAAAGCTCATTGATCTTATCATCAATGAAAATGAAGATCAAGCTCGCGAATTATTCCATGAAATCGTAGTGGAAAAGAGCCGTCATATTTACGAAAGCATCATGGACGAAGAAATGATGGCTGATGGCGAAGGCCACGGCATGCACGGTCAAGTTGGCGACCTAATGGACGAAATCTCTGTCGAAGAAGAAGGCATGTACGAAGCCGACGGAGAGATGGAAATGGACATGGAAGTTGATGGCCCAGAAGGCGAAATCGAGGCTGGCGAAGTATTCCCAGTTCCTAACCAGATGTCTGATGTCAGCGATAGCGACGACGATGACTTAGAAGCTCGCGTAGAACGTGCAGAAGACAAGTTAGACACCATCATGGCAGAATTCGAAAGAATTATGGGCAAAGATAGTGACGAAGAAGACATGGATGTAGAAGTCGATGACGAAGACGAAGAAGAAGAAGACTTCGACGATGAAGAAGAAGAAGAAGAAGAAGAAGAAGACACGGAAGACGAAGACGAAGTGATGGAAGCAGTCCAACTTCAAAAAGTTGCCGTACATCATGGCGATAATGGCTCACAGACAAGAAGCACTGTAGCAGCAAATTCAGGCGCAAAAGGTATGGACAGCAAACCAGTAAAATTCTCTGGTCATAACGAAGCTGTACCTAATGGTCCAAAAGCACCAAGCAATTCTTATACCAAGGGTGAAAAAGAAGTTCCAGGCGCAGGCTCTTTCAAGAACGTTCCAGGTGGCAAAGCAAAGGTTGCCTTAAATGCTGCTCCTAAGCCAGTAACCAAAGACGCATCTGCCTATCGCAAAAGCCCAGTGGCTAAAGGCTAATAGAGATAACTTGGGACAATGGCTTTGTATCTAAGAGAAAACCTAACATTCGACCGCGCTAATATCGTGGTCGAATCAGTCAAGGAAGATGGGGATCTGAAGACCCTCTACATGAGGGGCATATTTATTCAGGGCGGGGTAAAGAACGCAAATGAGCGTGTTTACCCCGTCTCTGAAATTGAAACAGCAGTTGGTACACTCAACAAGCAGATTCAAGAAGGGTATTCAGTTCTAGGCGAAGTTGATCATCCAGATGATCTTAAGATCAATCTTGATCGCGTCAGTCACATGATCACTAGCATGTGGATGGATGGTCCAAACGGATTTGGAAAATTAAAGATTCTGCCTACTCCAATGGGACAATTAGTCCGAACAATGTTGGAATCAGGCGTAAAACTAGGGGTGTCCAGTCGTGGATCAGGAAATGTCAACGATCAGGACGGAAAGGTAAGTGATTTTGAAATAATCACAGTCGATATTGTTGCTCAACCTAGCGCACCAAACGCATATCCAAAAGCAATTTATGAAAGTCTCATGAATATGAAGAACGGTCATAAAGTTTTGGATATTGCCAGAGATGCTAGAGGCAACAAAAAAGTAGAAAAGTTCTTAGCTGAGGAAGTCAAACGCCTCATCACGGAACTTAAAATCAAATAGAGGAACGCATAATGTTAGATGCTATCAAACCACTACTTGACAGCGGATTAATTAATGAAGATGTCTCAAACGAATTGAACAAAGTTTGGGAATCAAAGTTGACAGAAGCCCGTGATCAAGTTCGTGCAGAACTCCGTGAAGAGTTTGCACACAAATATGAGCATGACAGAAGCGTGATGGTCGAAGCTCTAGATAAAATGGTAACAGACCATCTTTCGACTGAAATTGCAGAATTTCATGAAGAAAGAAAGGCAATGAATGAAGATCGCGTAACGGCAAAGATCAAGCTCACTGAGAGCGCCACAAAGTTTAATGATTTCATGGTCAAGAAATTGGCTGAAGAAATTCGCGAACTGCGTGCTGATCGCAAGCTTCAGATGGAACACCAACAGAAGCTTGAAAAATTCATCGTACACGCACTTGCCGGTGAGATTAAAGAATTCTCAACGGACAAGCGTGCAGTAGTTGAAGCCCGAGTCAGATTAGTTGCTGAGGGTCGTCAACAATTGGAAGCTCTCAAGGCTAAATTCGTCACAGAAAGTGCCAAGAGACTGAATCAAATTGTTACCAATCAATTAAAGGGTGAGCTATCACAGCTTAAAGAAGATATTACAGCAGCTAGAGAAAACAACTTCGGTCGCAAGTTATTCGAAGCATTTGCAAGTGAATTCTCAACAACTTATCTAAACGATAAAGTAGAGACTCGCAAGCTAGTCCAGAAACTCGCACAGAAGGAAAATCAACTAGCTGAAGCTGCTAACAAGATCGCGCAAGCAGAAAAGTTAGTAGAAACAAGGGATCGTGAAGTTCGCATTATCAAAGAATCAACTCAGCGTTCAAAGGAACTAGGAAAGCTCCTAGCTCCATTAAACAAAGAGAAAGCTCAAGTAATGCAAGCTTTGCTTGAAAGCGTACAAACTGCAAAGTTAAAGTTCGCTTTCGACAAGTATTTGCCAGCAGTTTTACATTCAGGTTCAGAGAAGGCAGCAAAAGCTGTTCTATCTGAAAGTGTAGTTGAAGTTACTGGTAACAAAACTGCCAAAGTACCAGCTGAAGTCGAGACAGATTCAAACAATGTGATCGATCTGAAGCGTCTGGCAGGGCTATAATAGACATAATTAGGAGATATTAGAATGTCAAAAGTACTATTAGAAAGCCGTTGGGACGAAACCAGGGAAGCCCTACTAGAAGGCTTAAAGGGCAATCGTCGTTCAACGATGGGTGTGATTCTTGAGAACACACGTAAGGCACTACTGAAGGAATCTTCAGCAGGCACAACAACTGCTGGTAATATCGCAACTCTAAATCGCGTTATTCTGCCAGTTATTCGTCGTGTTATGCCAACAGTTATTGCTAACGAACTAGTCGGCGTTCAGCCAATGACTGGTCCAGTTGGTCAGATTCATACACTACGTGTTCGCTATGCGAATTCATTGACTGACAATTCAGCAGCACAGACCTCTGTTGTTGCTGGTGAAGAAGCTCTAAGCCCATTCAAGATTGCTCAGGCATATTCTCGCACAAAGAGCGATGTCGGATCATCTGACTTCTACACTGGTGCAGATACTGCATCACTTGAAGGCAATGGCGGCAAGCAAATCAGCGTTCAGATTCTACGTCAGGCTGTTGAAGCCAAGTCACGTAAGTTGCAAGCTCGCTGGACATTTGAAGCTGCACAAGATGCGCAATCACAGCACGGTATCGATGTCGAAGCAGAAATTATGGCTGCTCTCGCACAAGAAATCACGGCTGAAATTGACCAGGAAATTCTCCTGTCACTACGCACTCTTGCTGCAACTGAATTCACATACAACCAGGCTACTGTTTCAGGTACAGCCACATACGTTGGTGACGAACACGCTGCTCTAGCTGTTCTAATCAACCGTGTTGCTAACTTGATCGCACAGCGCACTCGTCGCGGTGCTGGTAACTGGGCTGTTGTAAGTTCAGCAGCTTTGACTGTTCTACAGTCAGCAACAACTTCAGCATTTGCTCGCACAACTGAAGGTACATTCGAAGCCCCAACTAACACTAAGTTCGTTGGTACTTTGAACGGTGCAATGCGCGTATTCGTTGACTCATATGCCCCAGACACCACACCAGTATTGGTTGGTTACAAGGGTTCATCTGAGACAGACGCTGCCGCGTTCTACTGCCCATACATCCCATTGATGTCAAGCGGTGTTGTACTGGATCCATCCACCTTCGAACCAGTCGTAAGCTTCATGACACGTTACGGCTACATCGAACTCACTAACACGGCCTCAAGTTTCGGCAATGCTGCCGATTACGTCGGAGAAATAGCCGTGCAAAATTTGACCTTCCAATAAGAATTATTCTTATTTCGAGGTTCGATTTAGAAAGGGCACTTCGGTGCCCTTTCTTTTTATTTGACTAATTTTGTTAAGTATATTATAGTGTGATGTAAGTAATTTGTCAAGAGAAGCACATATGAATGAAAAAGCAGACATACAAAAACTGATCACGGATCATCCAAAAAACTACGTAAAAATGATTAAAAACAGATCAAATCTATGGGAATGGGTGGTAGACAATACTAAAATTCAAAGCATCAATTCCGCAGAAATGATTTATTCCGCGATTCATCAGCAGTCTAATGTTTGTTCGTTGGGAAAAACCAAAATTTGGCGAGGTAAATCACAAGGCTGGGGATTTTGTGGCAGCGCCGCGAAGTGTGATTGTGCAAGAAAAAGCGTTTCTGCCTCAGTAAAACGAGCCAAAGCGCGATTAACTCCCGAACAAATTGCTTCATCCAATAAAAAGCGCGAAGAAACCAATTTTGAAAAATGGGGAGTAATGAATACGGGACAACTTTTGCAAGCTAAATCGTCACATCAGAAATTTTACAAAGATTCCGAAAAAGTAAAAAATGCTACAGAAAAAAATAAAGCTACTAAACTAGCCAAATGGGGCAAGGAAAATTACAACAATTCTGCCAAGACGCAAAAAACAGTTCAAAATAAATGGGGAGTTCAAACAGTTCTTCAACTTCCTTCTGTGCGTCAAAAAGCAATAGAAACTTTTCAAAACCGTAAAAATAATAATTCTTTTTTAATTCAAGGTAGAGATCGATTTGCAAAATACGTAGATGAACGATATGGCTTTACTCTTTTAACGTCTGTCGATAATTATCAGGGAATCGTACAAAAAAATGCGCATAGTTTCAAATTTAGATGTAATAAATGTGACACAGAAATAACTAAAAAGTTTTATCACTCAGTGGGTTTACGTTGCGATGTATGTGATCCCTTTACTCCTTCGTGGCGCAGTAACGAAGAAAATGAAGTTTTCGAATATATTACTAAAGATTTAGGAATCACTGGTAAGCAAGGTGATCGATCTCTTATAAACCCATGGGAACTAGATATGCTTTTTCCTGATCATAAAATTGCCGTAGAATATTGTGGTTTATACTGGCATAGCGAAGCGAGTTCGGGTAAAACTAAAGACTATCATCAAAATAAAATGAATTTGGTGGAAAAATTAGGTTGGAGATTGATTACCATATTTTCTGACGAGTGGACGTTCAAAAAACAGATAGTAAAGTCACGTTTAAGACATATATTTCAGATGTCTGCTAGAAAAGTTTACGCCCGCTCTTTAAAGGTGGTAGAATTGAATAGTAAAGATACTTCCACTTTTTTAAATGAATATCATCTGCAAGGAAAAACTGGCGCTATAGTTCGATATGGATTATTAGACCAAACTGGCAAAATACATGCTGTAATGACTTTCGGACGCGGTAGAAAGTCACTGAATTCGAATGATAGTTGGGAACTAGTTCGTTATGTTACCACGGAACATTCTGTGGTAGGTGGCGCAAGCAAACTACTGAAACACTTCATTAAAACTTATAATCCAACACAAATTATAAGTTTTTCTGATTTGCGCTGGAGCACTGGCAACTTGTATCAAACTCTGGGATTTCGCAAACAAGATATTCCTAAACCAAGTTATTGGTATGTAGAAGATTATTCAAAACGCTTGCATCGTTACAGTTTCACAAAATATAAGCTTGTTGAAAGTGGAGCTGACAAATGCAAAACAGAATTGGAAATTATGCAAGATCGTGGATTCGATAGAATTTGGGATTGTGGCCAGCAAAAATGGATTTTATATTGTATCGAGTAGTGCATCGATCTAGATAAAATCTCATAAATAACTACATGAGATTCTATCAAATTCTTAGAGAATACAAACGAGAAATCACAGCCAAGAATCTTGGACCTCGTCTCTTGGCATCTGCTGAAAGAGAAAGCATCACTGATGTCGATCAAATTCTTGCTGCACTGGAAGAGATGGATCCCACTGCCACCAAGCAATACACTCTTTGGCTAGCAAATCAGTATATCAAGCAACAATTCAGATTAGAAGACAAACCAAGAATCAAAGACGTACTCGAAAAATTTATTAATGCGAAGTCTCGTCTGGAAAAGAAAGACATCAATCAGTATGATTTTCGTTCGCTAGAAGATCAGATGGATAAGATCTACGATGTAGGTCTCGACAAACCATCAGAAGAGGGCATTTTTGAAGTGCCAGAAGGGGCAGAAGTATTGTACAATGGCCCACTTGGTCTTCTTGCTATACCTAAAACAGAAGAAGCCAGTTGCGAATTAGGCAAAGGCACCAAATGGTGTACCGCCGGCGACGAAAAAAATCGATTTGCGTATTATAGCAAAGGCGGACCTCTCTATATCTGGCGAGACAAGAATGGAAAGAAATATCAATTTCATTGGGAATCCATGCAGTTTACGGATAGGCGAGATGAACCTATTAGCCAAGAGCAGGTGGACTATTTCAGAACCAAACACCCAGTTCTAAAGAAGCTCTTTGCTGCTAAAGAAAAAGAAATAGTAACAGATCCCGAATTGGCATACAGGTATGCCAAAGATGCCATAGGTGGCAGATGGCCTGAGGGTGAGGCAGCTATAGCAAAAAGTTCCCATTGGGCATACAGGTATGCCGGAAACGTCGTTCGTGGCAGATGGTCTGAGGGTGAAGCAGCTATTGCAACATATCCACAATGGGCATACAAGTATGCCAAACACATTATTCGTAGCAGATTTCCTGAGGG